CCGCGTCCTCCGGGCCGCAGCAGGTCACGGTGCATCTCGTCCTGGACGGGAAGGTCATTGACACCCGCATCGTGAACCTTGCCGGGGACATCGCAGACCAGCGGATCGGCGCCGCCGATAACAGTTCGCAGTACCAACGAAGGGGACGCTAATGGCTGTTGCCATCACTGCCGCGGCACTGGTCGGGGGACCCTGCCCGTCGGCCGGGGTCACCGTGACCGGGCTCGGCACGTCGGCCCCGTCCACCGTCTCGGTGTGGCGGAACAGCGCGGACGGGCGGGAGGCGGTCCCCGGGTATCGGCGCGTCACCATGACGGACGCGTTCTACCTGACGGACTTCTACGTCCCGCTCGGCACCCCGGTGTCGTATGAGGTGGAGGTCATCACCGGCCCGGCCGGGGCTCTCCGTGTCACCGCGGCACCGGTGACGGTCACCTCGGATACGGGCTGGCTGATGGACGCCCTCGTCCCGCAAACTGCGATCCCCGTCACGGGGCAGCGGGTTGCGGACGGGTTCGAACTCATGGCCTCATCCCTGAAGGATCTGGAGTACGCGGCGGACGTGTCCGTGTTCACCATCATGGGCTCCGACAAGCCCCTGGCGTTGTTCGGGCAGCGGCTGGCGGCGCGGGGTGTGGACGTGAAGCTCGCGACCCGGTCCGCGGAGCAGAACAAGAAACTCGCGGACCTTCTCAAATCCACCGCCCAACTGCACTTCCGGCCCGCGCCCGGCTGGTCAAACCTCCAGCTCGGGGGCGCGCAGTTCCTCGCGAACCCCTCCGCCCGGCAACTCCCGGTCACCCCGCACTGGGGCGGGAAACTCACCTGGTGGGACCTCAAGTCCGACGTGGTCGCGGCGCCTGCGATCAAGGTGCTCACGGCGACATTCTCCTACGGGGACGTGAACCTGATCTACAGCACCTACCAGCAGAAACTCACCGCCATGTCGGGGAAAACCTACCTCGATGACCTGAAGAACCCGCTGGGAGGCTGACGTGCGCCTGATCGACACGGTCACCCTGGCCGCCCTGAACGGCTCCCGCCCCGCCGACACCCTCACCGTGTGGGCGTGGCGGGACGGGACCCTCGTGGTCCCCGAACCGTTGCAGGTGTTGTCCTGGTCGGCGGAGGACGCCGCCGGGGAGTCCGTGAAGGTCGCGCAGAAGCTGTCTCTGACCATCGCGGACCCCGACGGTTCCCTGGGGGCGTGGCTGTTCGAGGACCCGCTGAGTGTGGCCGGTACCAGGTTGCAGATCATCTACCGGGTCGGCGGTGCCGGGGCTGTCAACTACGGCCGCTACCGGATCAGCACCAACACCCCGACCGCGAAGGTCGACTCCCGCCTCGTCAACGAATACGGGCTCGTCGTCCCCGACTCCGAGATCGCCCCGCACAGCCGGCGCAAATACGCGACCACCGGCACCGTGCAACTGGACCTGGTCGACCTGACCGCGAACGTGGACCTGGACAAGTTCGAGGCCCCCGAATCCGCGTCCACCGCGACCGTGTTGAATGAGATCGCCCGGCTGGTAAAGAATCACTTCCCCGTCGTCACCGACGCCGGGGTCACCGACGCCAATGTCTCCCCGAAGCTGATCTTTGACCGGGAACGCCTCGAAGCGGTCCAGGATTTGGCCTCCCGCGTGAACGCCCGGTACCGGATGGGCGGGGACGGCGAATGCCACATCTACCCCCGCACCACGGCCCCGGTGTGGCGGGTCGAACCCGGGAACGGGCTCGTGAACGTGACCCGCAAGCAATCCATGGACGGGCTCTACAACCGGTGGGTTGTGGAAGGCAAGGACTCCACCGGAGCCCCCGTCCGCGCCGCGGCGTCCATCGACACCGGCCCGCTGCGCTACGGCCGCGCCCACGGCCGCATCCCCTTCTTCTATTCCTCCGAAATGATCACCAGCTACGGGCAGGCCCTGGCTTACGCCATCCAGCTCCGTGATGAGTTCCTGACCAGCCTCGCCGTCGAACTGACCGTGGACACCATCCCGCGCCCGGAACTGCAGGCCGGGGACTGGATCGAGGTCGGCTGCCCCCTCCCGGCCGGGCACGTCGCCTACCTCCCCGGGCAGATCACCGCGATCCGCCGCGGCGGCTCCCCGGTCCCGTCACAAACCACCCTGACCGTGTCCTGCGCCTACACCGACGTCACCGCCGCCCTTGGCAAGACCGACTGGGCGAAGAACATCACCACCACCCTGCCGGCCCTGACCTGGGACCGGATGCCCGGGCAATGGGGCCAACTCCCGGCCCTGACCTGGAACAACCTGCCCTAGGAGGCCCGGATGCTCAAGCACACGATGGCCGCCATCCCGGGCGGGAACACGCGCCGCACCTACGGGACGGCGTTCTGGGACGGGACGAGCTGGTACGCGAACGTCGGCGGGAACCTGCTCACGGCCCGGTGGGTGGACCCGTTCTCAGCCCTGCAGGGCCAGAGCATCATTGTGGACATCACCACGGACGAGCACGGCCAGTCGACCGCGTTCGTCGCGGGCGGGTACACCGACCAGCCCCGCCCCTCCACCGGCACCATCCTGACGATGACCCCGGATGTGGTGGTTGCGGGCGCGTTCGGCGGGTCCGTGATCGCGGCCGGGCTGATCGGCACCTACGCCATCGGCGACAACGTGTACCTGGATTGGGAATCCCCACAGCCGATGGTCATCGGGCACGCCCCGGCCCTGGCGGTGATCCCGGCGGCGAACACGCCCACCCCGCCGACGACGGCCGGGCCGCTGACCGGCACTCAACGGACCCCGGCGGTCAAGTCCGACACGTGGGTGACGGGCGGCTGGGGTGATTGGGCGACGGCGCAGGCCGGCGGGGAGGACGTCTATTCCGGCACCCTCTCCGGCACCGCCGTGACCGGGTCCTGGTTCTACGGGCTCGGCAACACGGTCCTGTCCGGCAAGACGATCACGGCGGCCCGGTTCCGGCTCCCGCAACGCCTCAACGCAGCCTCCACCGGGTCCGTGACCGTGCACCTGTACGCGCACACCTCATCCAGCGAACCCGCCGGCGACGTGTCCCGCACCGTGGGCCCGTTCGACGTCACGGTGGCATCCAACGCCCCGCCGCAATGGGTCGACCTCCCTTCCACGTTCTATGCCGCACTCGTCGCCGGGGGCGGCATTTCCATATCCGGTGACCCGTACGTCGGGTTCGTGGGGCGTTTGAAAGACCCCGACTCCGGCAAAACCGAGATTGATTGGATGAGCTAATGGCCCAGACCCTGTACAACGGCATTGTGGTGCCCACCAACGGTGACGCCTACAACCTGACCGCCGACCTCGCCACGATGGGCCAGTCCGGGATCACCCCGATCCCGGTCGCTTCCCTGTCGGCCCGTAACGCCCTCGCCGCAGCCGCCCCCGGCGGCGTCCTGCCCGTCCCGACCGTGGTGATCCGCAAGGACCAGTCCATGTTCATTGAAACGTGGGACGGGTCCACGTGGAAGGCCGGCGGGCACGTCGAATGGACCCGCACCTCCCAGGTCGTCCCGAACATCACCGTGTGGGGTGTCGGGGCGCTCACGCAGGACTCCGCCCAGACCCTCGACACGGCATTCATCACCCACCCGGCGAGCGACCAGCTCAAGTTCCGCGACGCCGGCACCTATGCGATCACGTTCACCGCGAGGGCATCCGCCGCACCGTCGGGCCGGTCCTTCGTGGAGATCCAGTCCGCGGGTTCCGCGGTGATCCGCACCGTCATGACCGGTGAGGACCGGGGAGCCGCGGTCATCCCGAACTACCGGGCCGCCGCGAACGAAATCCTCACCTTCGACGTCTACCAGACGTCCGGCGGGAACCTGACGTACGACTTCCGCATCCGCGTCACCCGGGTCGCGTGATGGACGGCTCCCTGCAGCTCATCGTCAACATCGGTGCCGCCGCGACCGCACTGGCCGCCATCATCGGCCTGCCCGTCGCGATAGTGAAGCTCTGGCCCCTGCTCAAGCGCGCCGTCACCGTGGGCGCGTCGCTGGAGAAGCTGCCCGAAATGGCTTTGGAACTCTCCGCCTTGTCCATCGGGCAGCGGGCGCAGGGTGAAACCCTTGAGCACCAGAACGAACAGCTCGCCGTCATCAAGCATGAGGTGGAGTTCAATAACGG